ATTTCTACAGGCTTGTAACACCAAACAGAAGCCAAACGTCCAAAATGCTATTAATGAAATAGTATCGAGTTAAGTCAATAAAAGCCCGGGCAACCCGGGCTTTTCTATTGGATAACAGTTTCAGTGATTTAATCAATCCCAGCCTGAAGCTCGATTGTTTTATGTCCAATTGATTGAAACATTGCTAAGATGAAACAGGCAATTCGGTCTATTATATCAGGTGGGAAACGTGATATCAGCCTCTAATCAGCCCAGATGACTGTCGTCGTCCTACACTTCCAATGAAACGGTGGAAACGGTGTAAGCGCTCCGGCGACACTAATAGGGCTCATATTTGAATCGTATTCGACCTGGTCATCTTTGATCCAAGGTGCGAGGGCTTTGATGTAATCTCTGGCATCATCCAGGCTGTTGGATTTGGTATCCAGAGCCATGAGATTGTCCATCACTTCCAGGGCATCATTTAGGGGATAGACTTTGTCTTGGGCTGACAGAGCCCGGCAGATATCGCTGGTGCGATCATCCAGGATGACGACAAGTTTGTAGTACTTCGCTTGCGCTTTCTTGTAGCCTTGTAGCCTTCCGAACTCCCTGATTCTGAGCGCAGTATGCTCTGCAAGTCCCTGCCAGTAGTGGGATGAGCGGTTGGCGAGGTCATTGAACTGGTCTTTGAGGGTATCAGCAAGCATTTCTTTAGTATAACCCTGCTCTATGGCTTTGGTGAGGGTATCTGCAAAGTTCTGCCTTACATCGGCTTCAAAGTGGTTACCGATCCAGAACAACTGCTGCTTCTGGATGGTGGCGGTTAAGTGTTGGTCTTCGATGCCCCAGAGCCCGATGCTGGTCTTGGTAGGCGCTTGCACTTGTGTGTCTCTCAGTCCAAGCCGCACATAACGCTCTATGATCGCCTTGGTGGGCTCATTGACCAGAGCTGCGAAGTCATCTCCCAACTGGGTATTGATGATGCCCATCAGCTTATCTATGGAGCTCTTGTTGAGTTTCTCAGCTCTTGGCATATCACTCAGCACTTGGATGGCAAGTCTGGAGGCATCTCGTATCTCGGTTTTCCAAGCGTTATTCAAGACCCGATAGTACTCCAACATAAGCTTATCGTAGTAGTTCATCAGAACGAGAATCTCCTAACCTTGACTCTGTTCCTACCGATATCGTATTCGGAGAACCGCTCCAAGCAGCCAGCCAGAGCATCACAGCCATCGATGTAACCATCAGGATAGGTGAGGAACTGGCTAATGAGAGTGGGTGTATCCTGCCCCTCCGGGAAGAGCACCTTGGCAGTCTCGATGATGGTCTCGGTTCTCTCTATGCGCAGATTCTTATTCTCTTTATTGTCTATGCGCTTGATTCTGTGACTGATGGGCGGCAGGTGGTTATCTTGAGCCCACCTGTCGAAGTCAGCCAGGATACGTGCCTGACCATAAGTGGTTTCACAGGCTGCGCGGACTTTGACCAGGTAGGTGCGGTCAAGCCCCCGATAGGCATCGTAATAGTATCTGAAGAACTTGGTGTTCTCTGTCTGACGGACCCAGACATGGATCACATAGAACCTGTTGCCGTCATAACCGATGGAGATCACTGCCTTGTAACAGCCTTTCTCGCCCCAAGCGGGATCGGCATAAAGCCAGACTCGCTTCATCAGGGAAGGTTCCGGGAGGGTCCTGTATTTGGTAAACCAGTGGTTTTTGAAGATGTTACCTTCGATTACAGGCTGTCCTAACATCTCTCTCTGATATCCCGTATGCCCGAACTTGGCCCTTAAGTTGGGTAGAGTGGCAGTGGGGTACTGTTCCTCCCAGGTGGACTTACCTCTCTGATCTTCCAAGGGAAAGCGCAAAATCGCTTTCTGGTGCGTTTTCAGAACCGGCTGGTATCCCAAGTCCAAATCGGGGTTATCTGCCCGTATTTCGCTTAATATTAGCTCCTGAAACTGACAGATGGAGTAATTGGGATGTACCAGGTTACCGAGCCAGATGATCTTGCCGCCACCCTCGGGTGCCAAGGCCCCGGCAAGCTCTTGCGTTATCTTTTCCATACGTCTCTTGCCAATGGACTGGTTGCCCATGTTTTCTTCTTTGTCTATGTCATCACAAACGATCAGTCCAGGCCGCTTGGCTGTCTTGGGATTAATGGTTCCTCGGTGTGATTGCTTGATGCTTCTGGCTCTTATTCTCGCTTTATTCTTAAGATAGAAGTCCAGATCAAAGCTGTCCATAGGCTGCAGTTCCGGGTAGTCGAGAGTGAGCCGCTTATTATTCTGCAACTCATGCAGGGTGAAGGCAGTCCTCTCTTGTGCCAGATCTGTGTCCGCTGCGGTATGGATCACATAACGTTCTCCTTTGATGATCATCCAGATCGGATAGACCACTCCCATGAGAACCGTTTTGCCCAGCCCACGAAAGCCGGTAATGCCGATGATGCCTGAGCCCTTATCAGTCTCATCAAACATGGTCTCGTGCGCTGAGCAAAAAGGTAGCGGGAAGATGTGCGGGAAATAGCTGTGACAGAAGAACGAGAAGGCATCCCAACCTTCTGCAGCTGTCCTCCTGATTCTCTCTGCTTTGGCTTCAGGGTTATCGTCTATAAACGGCAAGACGGAGATCGTTTTGGATGCGATCTCCGTCAGGGCCTTGTTATGCCGTTGGATGAACTTCTTGGGCATCAGCCCGAGCCTCCATCTTTAAACAAGACGGCGGAGCCGGAGGATTTGGCTCCGCCGTTTATCGTTTGGCAGGATGCTAGGGTATATGTTGCTTGGAGGCGTTCATGTCCATTTATCCGTTTCTGATTCTTAAGTATTCAGCTAAATCGATGACGATACCCTGAAACTGCTTCAGCAGTGTCTCATAGCCTTTCTCGATCATGAAGTCGGTTGCCTGATCCAAAAAGCGCACGATATAATCATTCAGCTCTTTGGAAGGCTCCCGGTCCTTCTGATCCTGCTTCATCATACTGACCAAGCTTTGAATGGCGGTATCGGCAGGATTCTTGGAGTATTCGCGGAGCGCCTGTATCAAAGCCCTCTTACGCGCAATGGTGATTTCATGGTCTAACTTACGTTCCTCTTTGAACAGCTCATCCCATTTACCGCTCTTGATCCATTTACGGACGGTAATATCGGATACGCCGAAGATCATCGCCAGCTCCACCGGATCGGTCTTACCGTTCAGATAGCTTTCTTTACAGTTGTCCCGCTTGATGCGGAACTCTTTGCTGTTACTCATATTCCGGACGCACCTTATGCTTATTCAGGTAATCGTTTAAGTCCTTACCGGAACAGCGCAGCTGACCATTTTGCTTGGTTCTAAAAGCGGGCAGAGGATCGAGGATATCCCTGATCCAGCGATACACCGTGGTACGGTTGACCCGGAGCGTGGATGCCACCTCATCAGGTCGGTAATTTCGATCATCTTTGAATATGCTCATCGTATCCTCTGCCGTTATGTCCTTTGCTGGTGTCATAATTCTCTCTCCTGTGTTTTTAACAAGTAAGGATGTCATAAGATGACACAGTATCATAGGGCACTGAAGTTCAGCACCACTTTGTGATAGTCTCCCGCCTCGTCCCGCACTGAAAACGAAATATACTGCTTGGTGGAAGTGATGTAGATCGCCTTGTCAATGAGTGCCATCGCATCTTTCCAGATGGGGTCTTTGATGTTGTAGCGGCGCAGGTTGAGGATGCGGTAGCGGGCTATCTGTCCCCGCTTATCCACCTGAAAAGCCTCATTCACAATGGCTTTGAGGTTGTCGTTACTGCCTTCCGTCCACGCTTTGATGCACTCATCAATCTTCTGTTTGGCAAGCTGCAGTTCGATGCCGAACTGAATCTTTTCCCGCAGCCGCATTTCAATCCGGTACTTCTCATCGAAAGTAACCAAGAGCGCATTACCCTTCCATTCCAGATTGTAGTTGCCCGCTTCCTTGTTTAAATACTCATCAATGATCTTGAGCAGTTTATGCTTGTCTTCGACTAAACGCTCGTGCAGCTTGAGAGCGACTTCCATCGCCTTTTTCACTACGGTGTCTTTCTGAACGATTTCGGGTTGCAGCACCTTGATGGGGTATTCTCTACCCTGTGCATCGGTTAAAGTGCGTTCCTTAGTTGATTTACTCTTCTTAGTCATGCGATTCCTCCTTCGAATCTTTTATTATTGTGGTTTCTTGTTTTTTTAAGTATTGTTGAAACATGGCGATAACTGCCCGCCGCTCTTTAGGCTCCAAGAGGTTCCAGTGGCTCTTGCGGTAATGCTTGATGGTGAATGCCCGAAGCTGTGCTTCCGTCCAGCCGGCTTGTTTCATGAGTGCATGCATGTATTTGCCTTGCTTATCGTAATTGTATTCGAGAGGACGACCATGGCTCCGATATTTAAGCATGATGGCTTTCAATTCGGTTAAGCGGTCCTCTGACAATGCCCGAAGCGAGTCCCCGTAGCCCATGCCGCTCATGATGTATTTGAAAGCGTCAAGGGGCCAGCAAAATTTCTTGACCCTGAGACCGTGAATCTCTTGGCGCAGCTTTCGTTCGCGCTGTTCTTGCGTCATAGAATGCTCCTTGTTTATTCCTTTAACTGTTCATTCTGTTTCTGAGGAATTGTTCAAAGCTGAGGGAAGCCATCAGTCCCGAGTTCAGATAGGCTTGCCACTCGTTTAAGAAGGCTTCCCGCTGGGCTTGTTCAGCTTCTTGCTTCTGTCTGTCTTCCTCTTGGCGTGCCAGCTTCTGCTGGGCAAGCCGCTCTTTCTCGGCTTGGCGGATTTGGCGGGCCAAGCGCTTTTGTTCTTTTTCTTGGGCAGCTTGAGCTTTCGCTTCTTCTCCGCATTGAGCACGCATCCTGCCCAAGATGCCGGGGATGATGTGCCTGCCGATTTCTTTGACTCTTGCCCGGCTGATTACGACATAGCGCTTCTTAATCAGGGCTATACAATCAATGGATGCCAAAGCTTCCAGATAGACGTACACCCATTGACGGCTTCTGCCCGCAGCCTGTGCGAGATTGCGGATTGACCTGAACTCGCCCTGCTCGATTAGTTCCAATAGTTTTATGGCATCACCGGTATCGAAACTCCATCCGCCCTTCGTGTTATAGCGAACCTTAGTGGCAAAGCGGTGATCCCGCACATAGATCTTCTGTTTGGCATCAATCAGCTTAATCTGCCCGGCGGCAAGCAGTTCAGCAAGCACGGCTTTGACCCCGCGTAGCGGGCACTCGGTCATGTCCGCCACCGTTTGGGCATCAAAGGGCTTGTTGAACTGCTTTACGAAGTTGTTTACCAATTCCTTGGTGTTCACTGTGCAACCTCAATCTTCGGCTGTCTTACCGCTTCCTGATCCAGATCAAGGCAACCGTTTTCCAGTCCGTGCATCATCTTGATGGCGCGCCTTAAGCTGCCTTTGGCATGCTGGTATATGCTTTCAATATAGCTTGCGTTCAGTTTGACTTCCAAGACCTGATCGGCAATCAGCTTTAAGTCTTGCAGGGTAGGCGGCTTGAACTGATAGAAGGCATTACAGCGGTCGAAGTAGTATTCGCTAATCTGCGAGAGCCGGTCTTTGGCGTTCTGCATGCCCACCAAGATGATGATCGCCAAGGTCTCGTCCACGATGTCCCTGATTGCGCCCAAGATCTTTTCTTGTTTAAAGGCGTAGTCTATCTCGTCGATGATGATCACCGTTTCCGGGTGTTCATCCAGGATGTCTTTACATAGATTAAAGAGGCTATTGGTCGAACCGGCAGGAATGAAGCCGCCCAAGTTATAGCGATTGTATAATGCGTTGAGTAGCATGCAGGAAAATGCTTTGGGAGTGGTAACCGCCTCCAAGCGCAGGTAGATGTAATTCTTTTGAAAGGCAATCCGCTGGGCGTAGGTGGTTTTACCCAGCCCCGGTCTGCCATAGATCAATCCCAATCCCACCATCTCCATTTTGGGGCGGCGCATCAGGTATTGGATGCACTGATCGGCTTCCACTACGTTGCTGATTTTTACAAGTTTGTTCTGTTTCATGAATCCTCCTAATTGATCCCGATGAACTCTAACATCTCTTTGAAGTTCTTTTCTTTGGGCTTAATCTCGCCGTTTACGGCAAGTGGCACCGGCTCAGGCTTGACCGGCTCATCCGGTATTTGCTTGATTACCTGTTGTTCTAAATGCTGCATCAACTCTTCCGCTTCGCGCTTAGGCGGGCTTAAGGTGGGAGCGTGTTCAAACAGAGGATTGTCTTCCAAGGCAGGCAGTGGCTTCATCAGCCGCTCCACCGCTTCCTGCGAGGACTTGATTACCTGCTTGGTGCGGGTGGCGATCTGCCGCTGGTGGCGTTTAATCGCCTTGTATTCCTTATTCAGTTCCGAGTGAGAGATGGGATTGTCCGGATCGAGATGAATGAAGGGGTCTTGCGCTTTGCGGACTTCGGCCTGGCAGATGAAGTTGTCATAGATGTCATAGACGGCTATCCACCTCAAGTCCGCCAGATCGTATCTGATTACCACCTCTTTGCCGATGTGTTCCATCAAGGCTGTATCCCAGTACATCAGTTTGTTGAGGGTGATCCCGTTGTTGCGCAGAGTCTTGCGTGCCGCGGACATCATCAGGAAGTTCAGGCGTCTCGGTTCGACTTTGCGTTCCTCGGGAACCAGCGCCCGGCTGAAGACCTCATAGGGGCGTTTGCCTCCGATCCCCCGATGCTCGTTCATGCCGTAGATGTGCCTGATATAGAACCCGATCATCTGCATCGCTTCCTGCAGAGTGGGCGGCTTGCCTTCAAACATCTTTCTCGCCCACTTCTCGTTCCGCATCAGGGTGGCGGGCTTGTCCGCCACTGAGGCTCCTCTAAAACTGGAGATAAACCGTTCAAACTGTTCCTGGAAGGTCTTGAAGAACCGTTCGATGATCTTGGCTTTGGCGTTGTAGCTCTCCGCGAAGGCCGCCTTGATGCCCAGCCTGGGGAAGATGCCTGCCAGGTCGCTGGCCAGGTCATGCTCACTCCACTGTTCGTGAAAGAGCTTGCTCTTGAAAGCCCTGCCGTTGTCCAGATAGACATACTTGGGCACCGCTCCCCAGTTGAGGAAGGCGTTTCTAAAGGCGATCTGGATATGCTGACTGTCTTCGGTGTAGGCGAGACTGGCTCCCACCGGGCAGCGGCTTGCCCAGTCCAAGACCATGATCATCGTCATACGCTGGGGTTTTCCGGTCTTGGGGTTGATTATGTCAAAGGCCAGGGTATGCCCGTCGGCCACCCAGACATCGCCCACATTCAGCAGACCGTTGTCTCTGCTGATGGTCTTGACAATGGTCTCAGCCACCGCTTTGCTGCCCAGGCGGGCTTGGGTCCAGATGGCCTTGTTGTCTCTCTCGTAATCCTTGCACCAGCGCACTAACGTGGGCACGGAACTGGGAGACGCGAGGCTGCCCAGGCGGGCATAGGCCTTGAGGATGTTGACCGCAGTGTAGATCTTCACCTTCTGGGGAGTGAGCAGTATCTTCTTTAGAAAACTCTGTTCCTCGAAGCTCACCTTCCTCCCTTTTAGTTCCCGTTTGGCCTTGTGAATGAGCGCGAACATATCCCGTCCGCTTTCCAGGTAGGCATCCACCCAGTTCTTGAGTGAGCGCAGGCTGCGCTTGCCTTTGAGATCATACAGTTCCGGCACGAACTGCCTCTGGTTATAGCTGGACTGGATTGTCTCCCAGGTGTGGGCCTTGGAATCCGCCTCCTCTAACATCTCCAACACCGTTTCACAGAAGCGGGCATAGAGTTGGGCTTCCGCCATGCAGCTGAGCAGTTCTTTGGCTTCCACTTCCAGGTTCAGGGTTCTAAGCTCCCCAAGCAGCGCCTCGTCTTCAGTCTCAGGCGGCGCTTCGATCAAGGATTCGGTCTTCTCTTCCTTAAATACGGGAAGGGCGGTTTCTGAAACTGGCGGACCCGTTTTGTTTGCCGAACTGACTGTTTTGGGAGCTGCTTCATTGAGGAGACTGAAGGCGGGTTTGGCTTCGCTGCGCAGGAGTTCGGCCAGGCGCAGATAGTCCTCTTTGCTGATCTTGAAGCTGTACTTTTCATAGATGTTTACGCCATCGTCGGCGTGGGGTACAAGCGGGTAATCCCCGGTGTTCTTATCCCGCATGGTTCTCCTCCTTGTTCTTGGTATAGCCGATTACGAAGAGACTGGTGTGCGTGGTAGCCGCGATAGTCATCAGTTCTCTGTGCATGGCGATCGGCCTCATACGGTGTCTGCGGCAATAGGCTTTTTCCAGGTCCGTCAGTTCCTGGTCCGCCATGACGAAGGACTTGGTGGTATGGGTCTTCCCACTCGGCACCGTCCTCTTCAGAACCACATAATTGCCGTCCTCCGCTAATCTCCTGACGGTCTTGATCGATTTATCCGTCAAGGTGGCTACCCGATCGAGGGGCAGCCAGAGCAGTTCAATGTCATGTTCCATTAAATATCCTCCCAGATCTAAATATACAGGGGAGTACCGGGGAGAATTTGGACTTGGACAAATCGGACTTGGACTTGGACAAATCGGACTTGGACTTGGACATTCTCCATTTGGACTTGGACAAATTGGACTTGGACTTGGACATGGACTTGGACAAATTTCTGCGGACTTGGACAAAATCTTCCAAA